ATTCCGTCTGCCACCAATCTGACTATTGGTTGCGACTTCACCTATCTTTGCTAATTCTGCTGCTTTACTCATTTGTTATTCCTTTTGTTTATGCTACTAAGTAGCCTGAAAATGCAGAATCTGCTGTAATATCTGTTTGAGCAGCACCACTATTAGGAACTGTTACTGTTACACGTGCTGTATCACCAGCATCCATATCAGTTAAAACTACAATAACTTGTTGAGCTCCGTTAGAATTATCAGCATCATGGTCATTGTTATCATAATAAGCAGTATAATTTCTGTTACTAGTTACTAGTTGTGTGGCATGAAAGTCTGTGTCTAAATCCATTTGTTGAATCATTATGTAAACATTTAATTGATACTTACCAGTAGTAGGAGCAGTAAAAACATTGGAAGCAAAGTCTGCATTTTGGTCAAATACTTCACTACCAAATACTACTGCATGTACAGTATTTATAGCAAGATTTGCTTGGGTACTAGCAGGTCTGACTAAAAAAGCAGGTTGTAGTGGTTGGGTAATCATTCCAGAACCACTAATAGTCATTGAACTAACACCATTATTAGTAAATTTTGTGGAAGTATTTTCTCTATTAAATATATTGAAAATACCACCATCTGTTAGACCTATAAATGTTCCATCACTTGCAGTATTTCCAGTTTGGTCTGAGGTAAACAACATTCTTATATCAGCAGCGTCAGTCAGATGAAAATCACCAGCAGGTGCTGCTATGCCTATACCAATATTTCCCGTTGAGCCTTCTACAAAAAAAGCATTAGCATCATTGTTTGATTCAACACGGAAGTCTAGGTCAACGGAGTCTTGGTTAAAAATAGTTTCAGCACTATTAAATTGCATACGATCTACTGAGGTTCCAGCAAGCATAGTATCTATTGTAAATCTACCATCTTCTGTACCATCTGAGGCATCTATGATTTCTGTGTAAATCTTTAAATACTCAACGGCTTGACCCGCATCATTTCGCCCACTAAATCTTATTTCTCCTAAATCATCACCATCCGCAGGATTTGCAGAGTTTCTATTAAACTGTAATTTTGGCCCTGAGTTTGCATCTGCATCATTTGATTTTAGTACAAGAGTGTCTTCGTTTCCATCTGTTGAAATCGTAGAAGCAACATTAGCAGTAAACCCACCGTTAAAAACAGTCGCAGCCGTGGTAGTCAGGACGCCTGTTACGGCAAGATCGTCATCAACCAGCAAGTCCACTACGTTAAGCGTAGCAAAGGCATCAACCATAGCCCCGCCAGACCCTGCGCCATTTGAGTAGATAGCTTTAGTTTGTCCCGCTGGGATTGTAATAGTCGCCCCAGAGCCTTGCTTAATAATGATGTTCTGGGAACCAGAAGTTCCGTTCTCAATAAACCACAGCTTGCTGACCGTGTTTGGTCCAATGGTGATTGTACAAGCAGAATCCAAAGTTCCTGTGTATTTCAAGAACATTGAGCGTCCGGCGTCAGTCGCCCCATCCGCAATCGTGGTTGCATGCGTGTCGGCGTTAGTTGTTATGGCTTCTGTGCCAAAAGAAAACGCTTCCGCAATCAGTTCTAAGTTGGTGTTAGTGGTATCGCCCCAAGTTCCCGACTGTTCGCCGGAACCTATTTCCTCTAACCGTAAGTCATTTGTATATACACTTGCCATGTTATTATCCTATGCTACGCGGCCGTTCTCAATATTAGCCCAAGAAGGGTTTTGAGAAGGCGCTATGTTTAAAAAGTTGGGGTTCTGATCTGGAACAATTTGACCCCAAGGTGGGTTTGTTAAAGTTCCTACTACCCCAGTTGCACTTACCCCTGTGACGGGAACATTGGCATTACCAACTGTCGCCGTTGTTGCACTGTTGACCGAAGCAGTCATCGTTACCATTGTGTTGGTGGTAAAGAAACTACCTAAAGCCGAAGTTCCCGCAACGCCCGTAACGGTAACATTAGCCTTTCCAACAACAGTAACAGATCCAACTGCGCCTGTCCCAACCAAATTAGCAACAAAAGCCGTGGCATCCCCAGCTATGTTGACCGCTTGACTATTAACCGAAGCGGTTGCCGTTACATTATAGGCAACATTGGTATTCCAAGTTCCGGTGTTCCACCCTTGGAGGGAGCTATTCCACCCTTGAAAGGCTGCAACCGGATCGGCCATTAGGCTATCCGGATTATCGCGTTACTTGCATCGGCAGTAGGAAAAACAATGGTGAAGTCGCCGGAACTGGCTGCTTTATCCGCGCCAAAGTCCAGAACACAAACCGTTGGATCGCCAGTAGCCGCTTCATTAAATATTAAAGCACCCCTAACGGCCGATATTGTAACCGTTGAAAAAACCTCATCTGCAAAATCTGCCAGAGCAGTTGTTCCACTAGCCACGGGTGTTACACTGGTAAGGAAGTTTCCTTTAGCTGTGTAGTTCGTGCCGCTGACCTCGTTGCCAGAGGTGTATGCAGTAGTTGCAGCGGTAAACGTAGCACTGTTGGTGTACAGAGCTAATTTAAACTGATTACTCGCTGCTGTAAAATTGTGAACACCCTTCATCAGTTCTACTTTGAACGAGGTGCATAGAAAGTTGCCGTTAAAAGCCATTTACATTTTCCTTATATATTCGGCCAACTTTAGCTGACCAGCATCTTTTATTGCATTATATACTGTAGTTCTGTCGCTTTGAATAGCCTGTTTCATATAGATAGCCACAAGCTTCTCTACATCGTCTCGATATGCAAGCGCTTGATCCCGTATTTCAGGGGGCGCGGTTTCGGAAATACTTACAATTTTATTTACGCAACGCTTTGCAGTCTCTTCAGGAGTAAAACCACGGTTGTCTGTAGTTTCCACTCCCACCTTAAAATCATTAGACATTTCAACGCCAAAAGACATTTCGTTCATTGTTTTTGCCTCACCACTGGTCCGGTTCTGTACTCATCTGTAACTTCTTTGCTCTCGCCAAGTAGCTTGAGACCCATAATAGCCTCAACAAAACGCTTTTCGTACAAGACCTGCATGTCCTGTTCACCCTTCATATACACATACGCTTCCATCAAGCTTCCGTACAAAATTGCTAAATCTGCATTTTCACTGATCCACGTTGTAGTAATGTCAGGCACTATCTTTTCGGAAGTTGTTCCGCTGGGAACGTTGTTAACTACCGCAACAGCGCCGCTGGTGTTTCCAACCAAAGCTGTTCCAGAAGCGGCCGTTCCTCTAGGGTAAGCATCCGTCAAACCCGCAGGAAAGTTAGCGGTTAAGGTTGTGTTACCCGTTCCGGTGGTCCCGGTAACGATAAAAGAAGAGTTTTCAGTAGAAGAAGTTGCCCCCGCAGGAGTTGCAATTATTGTTTCTCCCGGAGAAAAAACAGTTCCACCAGTATAAGCCACCGAAAACGTAGTCTGACTTTTGGTCAAGCTGGTTGGACGGTAGAAATAATGTATTTCAGCCGCATAGCCACTGTCCGGAGTGGGGCTTAGAATCAAATTGTTAAGGTCATACTGAGCATAGTAACGAGGAGGGCCCGTTACTGTAGCATCTGGGTTAAAAGACTGCACAAAGTTAGAGTCTTTGAAGTCTAAGAACACAACGTTGCCAGAACTGTTGGTGAAAGACAAAGCAAACGGCGCTAAGAAGTCGCTTGGAACCCCTAAGAACTTATTGGAAGCAGACATTGCGCCAGCGTCGTTCTTTTGGAACAAGCTTAGTTGAACGTTCTTTAAGATACGCTCTTCTGTGTTTTTAATGAAAACAGGAAGATTACTTACAAACGTTGTTTCATCGTTTTCCGTGTAATCCAGTATGGCCTGTTTTAATGTAGTATAAGTATAGCTCATGATGTAACCACCGTAACAACTCCTGCAAAACCAAACGCCCGTGTTGGTCTGGGCTGCGGTGCTTCTACTAAGGGAATCCCGACATAAACGTCTAAGACCTCTTTTTTATCTGGACGGGCATTTTTAAGGGCTTGGGGATCTGTGGCTTTGCGAAAAGGCCCTAGTTGAGGTTGTTTAGCTTCAAACTCATCCCTGCCAACAAGCAGACCGTTCCACTCTTCGCGCATGTCTTTATAACGATACCGGAAACCGGATCGGTCAGAAATTGCAAAAGCGTTTTTGCCTATTGCAAACTTACCCATTAGCCTACCCTATAATAATCGTACTTCGGAACAACGTTAAACGATGCCCGGTCACGATCTTCAGTCATAGCGCGTTCAAACTCTTCTTCATACATAGCTTTTAACATCTGAACACGATTAGGAGCCCGCTTTACCGAAATATAATAAGCCAACCCTGCGGCCAAACATGGATAAAACCTAAACGGCATGTCCATATTGTTTATAAAGGTATCAGCATCGTCCATGCGTGTAAGAGCATTGTAAAAAATAACATCAGTGTCGTTTTCTGGAGTAGGCCAAATCCTTAAAATCGGCGTAACCTGACGATCTAAAAAGAATTGGTTAGGCCGAGACTGAGTGGTCTTGTTAGGAATATTAATATAGTCATCTCTACTTAACCTAGACAAAGCAAAGTCTGTCCCGTCCCGCCGAACTACCACAGACAAAATATCTATATTGCTTCTTACGTTAAAAAAATCTACCGCAGAAGTTACAGTTGTACTAGCACCACTTGTTTCACCTACAATAGTTTCACCCGCAACAAATGTCCCTGAAGGTATAGTTATAGCAAAAACAGTAGCAGAAGTAGCACTTGTTAGTGAAGCAGTAGCACCACTTGTTACACCTGTAATATTTTCACCCAATCTAAAAGCGTTAACAGTCCCTACTGTCATATTTAATATTCCGGCAGGATAATCAGCAATACCTGTAACTAACGGCAAAGATACCTGCTTAATAGTCCACTGATTTAAACCCCGGTTAGCCCATTCGGCAAGCATCAGGTTTAAAGATCGTTTGGCGGATTTAAGGTCGTAACCCGTTCTAACCTCTAAGCCACACCGCTCAAAAGCTTCTTCAATATAATCAGCTACATCAAGATCAAAATCTACGCTATTAGAAACCGCCATCTCATTCCTCGCTGTAAATATTGTCAAATATTTGGGTTACATCTAATGTATAGTCTAAATCAGATTTAGAATAATGTACATGCTGCGAAGGTTTGAAGTCTGGAGCGCCTTCTCCGGTTTCAAACCACGCAGGGTGAGTTACCCGCACACGATTGTTAGGTAACGCTACAATGTTTCCGGTCCACTCATCAGCATCTAATAGCTGCATAACATGAGCTTGTTTGTGTTGAGCCGGATCATCTGCAACGTCGGTATCTGTGTAATCAACGGTAAACATATATTTAGCAGGGAAAAACCTGCCATCTATCTTCGCCATCCAAGGACAAGGAGTAGCCCTGTCTAAGGTATATACAGCGTGTGTATGTGAAGGGCAGTCCCAAGGTTGTGCCTCGTGTACAGCCATAGGCTTGGGCCAATCTTCTAAAGGCTCATCTGCAACCAAGGCAGTTATAGGCATACGAGCCCACATTGCACCGCCATGAACATTAGCATCGCCGTCCTCATCAGCTTCGCAACCCGTAAAGATTACTTGAAAGCTTAAACAACGGTTGGGCATTGTTGTTACGGCAATGACCATA